TCGTTTTCTGCTGCATATTTACTAATGTGTTCTGCTATGAACTCTTTTTCTCTTTCATTCAGAATATCACGCCGTTGGGATAGTGTCAAACCTTGGCTTTTTAATTCAATCGCAATTTCTTGTTTATCAAACCCCAAGAATTTCAATGTCATATCCTTTGCAGTTTGACTTGCACTGTGTAAAACTCCATATGAATTATAATCAGCACCCAATAACTTCTTCTTTGTCATATAGCCATCTAAAGCATGACCAAGTTCATGTACAATGATGCTGTTGTGATCTGTACCTACTGGATGAAATCCGGCTGTAACATCACTTGCATAATTTTGTACTAATTTATCATAATTAGCAAACATTTTGTGTGTTTGAATTTCCCCTGTAAGTGTTCTACAACTTGCATAGGCATTACCTTTTGCACCATCATATTTGAAAGATGCAAGTTGTCCTTTTAATTCAGGATATTTATTCAGTACAGTTTTATATGAATCAAATATCATATCAGCAGTATCATACTGCAATCCTGACATTTCTACTTTATCTATCGGTATACCTGTCTTTACTGCAAGGTTCTTTTCTACCTGTCTAACAGCTTTTGCTTCTTTTCCTGATAACGCTGCTTTCAAGTCTTTAACAATCTGTTTCAGACTTTCAGTTTCATCAAATTTTTTATTAAATATTGCTTCATACTCCGCTGCTTGCGGGGTATCCATAACATCCATATATGCGTCAAGTGCGTTGTCTGTTTCTTTTTCAAGTTCAGCCAACCTTTGAACCTGTGTATCGTATTCTTTTCTTGATGCAGTATATTCCGCAATGGCACTATCATCAGTATTGATCGCTTTCAGGTCTGACTTGTCACCGTTGACAAATGCTTTTTCCCATTCCTTATAGGTCATATTGCCCGGTACAAAGTAGGTCTTGCCTGTTTCTTCATCCCGTGCAGCACGTTCACCAACCGCATCAAATTCATCATCAAAATATGGTACTGTGGTGGTTCTGCAATTTACATGAAACGGTGGGGCGGTTGTTCCAATCTGCCATTCTGACATTTTGAAATGCTTGCCGTCCATTCCCCGGCATATTTCAGAAGTGTGAGAATCAAGGGTTGCCACAATCTCATACATTTCAACATCCAGTTCAGCAAAACAGTCCTTTTGTGCTGCACTGCTGAAAAAGGCTTCTTCTGTCATTACCAACCGCCCGGCGTTGGTCTTGGAAGTGTTCATCTTCCGGGCAATTTCATCAATGGCTTTCTGTGGGTCTTTTCCCAAGATGATGTTTTGTGTCAGGGTGTTGTTCAGTTCATTGACCAACTTCTGACGGTTACCCCATATCCTTTCACTGAAATTCTTGCCGTCAACCGCCCAAGGCTTATTGATGACCTTGCTGATCTGCTTATCATCCAGTGTGGAAAAGTCCCAACCAACACCCACACCCTTCTGAATTTCAAAAGCGGTGTGATAATAGCCGGACTTGTAAACATCCCGCATTATGCGGTCAATGGAATCAAGCTGATTTCCAAACATGACTTCAATGCTCTGTTGGGTCTGTAACTTCAAGGCTTCCAATCTGCTGATATGGAATCTTGCAGATGCGTTTTCAAGTTGCTTTACCCAAGTACCGTTGATTGCATTTTCTTCACCGTACCTGATATAGTCCTGAATGTCCCATTTCAGTTCAGCAAGTTCTTTTGCCGTCAACATACGCTTTGCATCCGCAAGGGTTACCCCGTTGTTATCTGCAAAACGCTGATACCATGCAGCAATCTGACCTTCAAGGGTTTTCTGTGCCTGTCGATACTGTTTTTCAATATCCGCATAACACTGAACCCCCTGTTGGTGTGCTGCCTGTTCAAGCAGTTCAAAACGCTTCTGCCAGTAGTCTGAACTTTTCATCATTCATCACCGCCCTGACTTCCCTTTGACGGGTCACCTTTATTGTCAGGGTCATCATCTGCACCATCATCCTGTTTCTGTGTACCAAACGGGTCATACTGTGCAAGCATTTCTGCCTGTGCTTCTTCTTTCTGCTTTTTCAGGCGTTCCATTTCAGCCTGTGGGTCATCCACCCAAGGGTGATTGGCAATGATTGTTTCATCAGAGATAAGACCCTGTGACTTGGTGCAGTTGTCAATGATTTCTGATTCATTCATCAGCATATCACGGTTGAAGATTATATCAACATCATCTTCCTGACCTTCAAAGTCACCCATTCCTGAATTAGCAAGGTGACAGTTCACAAACCAAAGAATATCATCCATTGTTGCCTGTGCTTCTGATTCTGTATCATTGGCATCTGTATCAATGTCAGAATACATTGACTGAATGTTCATCTGATTAGGATTGCCTGAAAGTCTGTCATCCTTGGCATCATACCCCATTGCGTTCTCAATCAAGGCTTTCTTGAAGATTTCCACAATGGTCTTGTAATTCTCTGCATTGACTGTGATTTCAAGGGTTTCAACCCCGCCCTTGGTGTCACCGTCATATCTGACCTTTACTGCACCATAGGTTGCAAGGTTCTTTCTGAACTCACCTAAATTAGTACCGTCATAGTTCTTCAATACCAAAATGGTGTTCCGGGCATCCTCTTGCATATTGTTTTCAAAGTCAGACAGCATCACATTGATACCATCCTGTAATGACTTGACTTTCTTAATCAGCGGTGTTTCCTGTTCATTGGCTTTCAATGGAATCAGGGGGACACGCTGCCAGTTGAACACTTGAACATTTCCGGCAGCATCCGTCATTGTAACGTGTGGGAAGTCTGCGGTTTCATTGTTCACAATGTCAGGAATCAGTTTCCCGCCATCAAGAATGAACAGGTGAACACCATTCAGATCATACAATTCAACCTTTTCAATGAACTTCCTTTGATTGCCGTCATAGGCAACCGTCACATAATGCCGGATGAAAAAATCAAGTTCAGTATGTTCAGAATCTTTCCAAAATGGCAAAATCTCATAAGCGGGGAAAAGCCTGAAAGCAAATTCACCCCGTTCATTGTAGTATGGATATAGCCAAGCAATACCGCCGTTATATGCAGCTTTGCCCGCACTTTTCAATGTTCGCATGAACTTCTTGTCAAATATCTTTTTCAGCAGTTCGATATATGCGGTGTTTTCACCGCTTAGTGTGAACGGCTTACCGAACAGATAATTGGCTTTCTGATTGACCATCTTTGCATACTGGTTATCAACAATTCTGTTATTTGGTAGGTTCTCAACAACTTCAAGTTCCCCACCTTCACCGATCATTGTACGCTTGCGGTGAATTACATCATGGTCACCGTCATAATACAAAAATCCTTTTATCTGCATCATTCTACGGGGTGAACACTTCCATGCTGCAATTTCCTTTTCAAGAAATTCCAAGTCGGTCATGTGTGCCTTTGCCCCTTGCAATATAAAGTTGCTAAGTTTTAATGTGATTGCATCCACAAAGGAACTGAACACGGTTCAATTCACCCCTTTCATTGCATAATAAAATCAAAACCCCTGAAAACACTGCATTTTCAATGGTTGTTGTTACTAATTTGTTTCTTTTATTCAAAAAGTAGTTATACAGGTGTCATAGGCGGTCACCTGTTGCAACCGCCCCGGAGTAAGCATTTGACAGCCTTTTCCTACCGTCCAAAAAGAAACGGCTGCTGACACCGTGTATTCTACCCGGTAATTGCTTAGTCAAAACTGAAAGCATCACCCTTCACAATAGATTCAACTGCATAACGCATTGCATCCATCAGATGATTGAAGTCATCAATAGGACGGTTCAGTTTCTTGCCTGTCTTGGCATCCTTGTCCCATTGATAGTTGCTGATCTCTGTGATGAAATTCACGCATCTTGGGTGAATGATAATGTGATAGTCCTGAATGAAGTCAATGCCGTTGTTGATGCTGTCCTTGCCCTTCCTTGCTTTCCTGATTCCTTTCAGACCAAGTTCACGCAAGCGGTCAATGCTTTTTGGTTCTGCTGAATCGGCTGTGATTTTCTCTTTCACATATCCCATCCGCTGAACTTGTTCGGCAATGGCTTCATTACTCATGCCCGGCTGATACATTTCATCAAAGACCCAAATGGTCTTGCTTGACTGATCTATCAGACCACAAAACAGTGCTGACGGGTCATTTGTATAGCCAAAGTCAAGACCGAATACAGACTTGACCCCGGCAATCTTCTTGACTTCATCAACACTGAACGCCTTTTCTTCCCAATTCTCATAGACAAGACCGTCTACAATACCCCAATCACCAAGACCCGCCACTTTGTAACGCCTTGGGTTTTGCTTCTTCATGGTTTCAAAGACTTTTAAGTCTGCCTTATCCAACCATTCATTGCACTTGTAATTGGTGGTCATTGCAAGGGTTTCATCATCTGTGTTATCAAAAAACCGCTTCTTTATCCAGTGGTGTTCATTCCACGGGTTCAGTGTAAGTGTTATTTGTTTGAACAGTCCTGAACCTTCCGGGACAGCACCACGGATTGATTCATCAAGCATATTGAAATCATCTTCTGAACTGATCTCATAGGCTTCTTCAATCCACATCCAACACAAACAACCAATGTCAACGGTTATTGATGTTACTTTCAGGGGGTCATCCAGTCCCCTGAAATAAATCTTTTGACCTGTCGGTTTATAGGTCATTTCAAGTGGTGATTCTTTGATTTCCCAAAAGGCATCAACGCCAAGGCGGTGAATCGCCCACTTCAATTCTGTGAAACAGGAATCTTTCAATGTTCTGAATGTTTTCCTGACCACAAGGGTATTTGCCTGTGGGTACTTCATCATATTGGTGATGTACCAAAGGGCAGTTGTTTTTGATTTCTTGGATGCACGGCTGCCCTTACATACCCTATATCTACCTTTCCAACGCCAAAAAGTACCGTAACCCTTACCAACCAGTTCAGGCAACTGTACTTTCTTCTTGCCGGACTTAGTAACCTTGTAATCTTCCGGGTACAGGATAAACTTCTGATACCCAAAAACATACTGTGAAGAAATGCGGTTCTTTACCATAGGCAATCACCGCCTAATCTTCAAGGGCATCTTCACCTGTGATAACAATAGGCTGCGTGATGTTCACATCCAGTTTGTCATTCCACATACCCAAGTGTTTACCAAGTAATTCAAGTGCTTTCAGCTTTGGTGAAATCTTCACTTCCCTTTCAACGCTTGACCCGGTTTCTGATTCAGACTGTTTATATTTCACGGATTCGATACAGGCAAGGTCATCATCAGTTGCATTGTCTTTGATTCTTCCGTGACTATCAACAAAGTCTGTCATCTTTACAAAAGCAATGCGGGCAAGTTCTAAAACAACCCTGTCCTGATTGATTCCTGTTCTTTTGCTGCGTTCTGCCATTGCAACACTAATTGCCTGTTGAACCTTGACATTTGCCAACATCCTTGAACCTTGCTGATCTGCTGTTTTTGCCGAATAACCCGCACGAATGGCTGATTGTGTTGCGTTCAGGTCAATCAGGTATTCTTCAACAAAACGCTGCTGTTTTTCAGTTAATTTTGCCGTTTTTGCCATCAAACAACACCCCTTTCATGTATTTTTGCAATAAAAAATCCCTGAAACATTACATTTCAGGGTGCAAATATCGGCAGTAAAAAATAAATTGCAGATAATTCATAAGAATTATCTGCAACCCAGTTTTTGCAAGTTTATCATAATTGTCTTGTACCCGTTTGTCAATCGTCAGATTATAACCGATTACATCAAATACTGTAAGTTTTGATAAGTTTTTTCAAACGCTGCAAGTGCCTTGTTATGCAGTTCAACCGTGTAATTATAGCACTTTTTCATTTCCTTGGATGCCTGTTTCACTGTCTTGTACTGAACATACACTTTATACAACACCTGAACATAATTTTTATCACGCAAACCTCTGATTTCTTTGATGATCTGTTCTTTAGCATCTGCAAAACTGTCAATTTCTGCATTGATTTTATCATTGAAAGCAACATAATTTGTTACCTGTTTGCAAAGTGTATCACCTGACGGACTTGTCTGCACTCTATCCTTGGAATAATCTATTGCCCCTGTACTGCAAGCATTGATTTTCATTTCTTCAAGGCGTTCTAAGTCCTGATTGATATAAATATCAAATTCCTGTATCTGCTCTAAGTACCGCCGTGCAGTCAATTTCTTATTATTCATCACTTTCACCTATCCTTTCCTTGGTATCGGTTGGGTAACGGTTGAAAATTGGCAAAAAATACCTTGAAAGCCTTGTAAATACTGACGGTAACGGTTGGTAACGGTAACGGTTAAACCCTTATACTCTATATTTTTACTTTTTATAAATACATAAAAAATACTTATATAAAAATAATA